GTTGGTAAGATATTTATATTATATATCAGTAATCTCAGATGTTGACACTGATCCTCCTACTCCTGTAAAACCTCCTGATAAGAAGTTAGCAGGTTTTTTCTCCATTCCCTGAAGAGTCAAAGTGTATCCTGATAAGTCACCCATTGCAGCTCCTGTAACAACAGTGCCTCCGTTTACGTCACAACCAAATTCAAGTCCTGCCATAAAGAAATTTCCATTGTTATCCTCAACTACAACGTGAGGTCTCGCAACTGCGATTAAAGCTAATTCATCGTGAGTTTGTGGAGATAATTTTTTAAATGTCAAAGTAATTACTTGATCATAAAAAGTTGTTCCGTTTTCTCTTGAAGATGTGATTGTAGTTTCTAAGGAGCTTGTGCCCTTTAAAACATATTTGAAGCCAACAGGAGATCCGTTTAATGCACTGATCTCGTCAGAGTCAGTCGTATAGTCTACTGATCCCAACGTTCCGTAGTCGATGAAATACACTGCTTGTAAACCACCAACACTATCTTTGCACGGCTCAAGTCTTCCTTTGTTAATTGTACACGCCATTTTTTTTTGTTTTTAAGATTATAAAAAAAGGCAGGCAAGAGACTATCTCAACCCACCTTCTTTGTTAGTTTAATTATTTTTAAGCTCCGTAATACACGATGTCAGCAGCCACTCCGTATTGTACACCTGCTGTGTAACGCATTACAAATCTCACGTTCTTTGATCCGTCAATGTCAGCCATATCGATTGTCTTCACTTCGTTGTGGTCGCTCAACAAACCTGTTCCGAAAAATAAGTTTGATTTTTGAGACGCTACCATTCTGTTGTCAGCAAGTCCGTTTGCAACAACGATTTTAACTCCGTCAAAAGATAGTCCTGCTCCTCCGTCATACCACATTGTACCTCTGTTCTCGATACCTGCGTTGTTTTCTCCGTTCAAGAATGATCCAAAACCACCAAGAGCTCTTACATAAGCACGAGCAACGTTTTGTGATACATAGATCAACATATCCTCTTTGTTATACAACGCTGAAGGTATTGCGTCAACAACTTTACCAAGCTCAGCAATAACATTGTTGCTATCTACTGCTGCAGGTGTGATTGTTGTTCCTCCGTCTGCTGCGAAAGCTGCTTCACCGAATAGAGTTGTGTAACCTTTAAAAGTTCCACCTCCACCTGCTCCACTCCATATTGAAGTTTCTGTTGCAGATGCTACATCAGCACTTAATCGAGCGATGAAGAAATCAGAAAATTTAGCAGGTAATTGATCGTGAGCACTGAAACCCATTGACTCAGCTTCCCAATCTGATTGAAAAGGAGTTTTACAAAGCTCTAAATTTACTTGTAGTTCAGTTGGCTCAAGTATTCTCTCTGTAAGATCTACATCTGCCGTGTCTGTAAAGTTACAAGACGCTGCTGCTATTGATGAAGTATAATCAACTTTCTTGATAACTTCTTTTAATTTAATGTTTGGCTTAATCGTCACTAATTGATTAGCCAATGTATTGCCTGACAATAATGCCGCACCGATGTACTCACCTGCGAATTGACCTGCGTAACTTGAATTGATTGTTGGTTCTGCCATTTTATTTAATTTTGAATGTTTGCTATTTTGTTTAAAATTCTGTCATAAGCCGTTAAGCTCTTGTTTTTATTAAAGTTAAATTTCGCTTTGAAATTAGTCTCTTCCTTAGGAGCGTGTGTTAAAGGCTCAACAGCAGGTTTTGATAACTCAGCTTTTAGCTCTTCTGCTTCCTCAGCAATTTCTACAACTTCCTCAGTTGCTTCGACCTCTTCTGTTTGCTCGGACATTTTCTCAACTTCCATTTTTTCGATCATTGCTTTAACCTCTTCAGCAAATTGATAAAATTCCTTTTTTGTTACATACTGCATTTCCTCTTCTTCAGCTTCCACCTCTTCTTCAGCGACTTCCTCTTCAACAGCTTCCTCTTCAACCTCTCCGATTGTGGCAATAACGCCTTCCTCTTCAATGATTAATTCTCTGCCGTCTTCAAGTTCGTACGCTCCAACAGGTAAAGCCACTTTCTCGTCCTCTGTAACAATAAAAATAGAAGCACCAACCTCGAAGCTTTCAGCTTCAACAATAGTTCCGTTTTCTAATTTCATTTGCTCCAAAGATACTTCTAAGCCTAAAACGGCTTTGACTTTGTTTAATGTGTTTGTTGCACTCATTTGACTTTGGTTTTAAATATTAACGATTAATTTAATTTATTTTGCGTTTAAGGGTTTTCAGGATCGTCCGCATATACAGATCCAATGCCCTGAGCTTGTAAACTTCCGTCACAACATTTTCTGCTGTAAGTGTTATCAGGACACAAACAAGCTCTTCCTGAGTCTTTAGGACTCGATTTGCTCGGTGTTTTAAATTCTCTATTTTTCATCTATTTGTTTTAATTTGTTTATTGCCCAATTAACTCCTGCTGATCCACCCCAAGCGTCCCACATT